ACGCTATCTTTCTTGCGTACGTTGCATGGTTTGCATGCACTCACCAAGTTATCAAGGCTATCCTCACCACCACGGGCTTTAGGCCAAACGTGGTCTGCTTCCGTGGCTGACGCACCACAATATGTGCAAGTCCACCCATCACGGTTGAGCACTTGTAGCCTGAGTTTCTTCCACCGTGCTGTTGCTCTATATGGCTTCAATGCCATGAATCACGCTTTAACTTATTTAGTGCAGCACACCAATTGCCATCATATCTAGCATTTATGTATTCAATATGTTTATCTACTTGTGTATATGCATCCCACTTATGTGCATGTGTGCTCATATGTTGGAATATACCGTATGCACCACTATCCTTATTAACTGCATTTACACGCCAATTACTTTCTCTTATACCTAACTCATTAGCACATTCAAACTGTTCCCAATTATTAATCTTGTTATGTAAATACAACTTAACATTCATAATGTCTAATGGCTTTAATGAATCCGCGTCAGCGGTATAAGTCTTTTGTGTGCTAAGCGCGCTTAATGTCATAACTGCCAGCATTATGACAATAGCCCGGCCTAATGCTCGCCGGCGTTGCGCGCCGCCCCTCAGGGGCGCAGCCGTGCTGAGCATAGCAGACGTGTCAAATCCGGCAACATAACCGCAGGTCAGGACGTTGTTTGTTCTAAATTGTGACACGCTTCACACCTTTCACGCTTTCCATAAATCCATAAGCCGCAGCCTATGCATCTATGAATTAAGGGTTCTTCAGTATCCACTTGCTTTGAGTAAATAAATTAGGTCCTTTAGTGTAAGTATTGCTACGTATTCTCCAACGCTTTTTTCCCCTTGCCCATTCAATCGCATTACACCAACGCCCAAACCTGTTTCTTTTGAACGTTCTTGTAATTGTTTAATTGTTGCGCTAGGGTCAAAGTTTTTGCGGGCTTTAATCTCTATGTCTAAGCCCTTTATGCCTGTTATATCGCTGCCAGAGCGTCCAGCACCGGCAGGCAGAGCATGCTCCCAGCCTTGTTCTCGCAGGTAATCTGCTATTATTCGCTGCGTTGCATAGCCCCTGTATTTACGGCTTTGTGACATTAGTTAGTCCTAACATGACATGTGCGACATTCGCACGGCTTTACTGTTCCCGCAGTTATAGGCTCATTACAATTGTCGCACGTGTCAATTTGTTTGTCTAGTACCAGCATTAATCATCACCCCCGTATCTTTCTTCGCATATTTCGCAGTATTCCGTTACTAATAGACGTATCCATTTACAACCCGCACAACTGCCAGTTCTCATTTGTTCACCACGGTTTCTTCTAGATACATTAATTGAACGGTATTAATATCAATGCCGTAATAGGAAAGAGACTGGCCCAAACGTTGCCAATCATCGTGATAATAGTTTTGTTGCTCCCAGAATAAATCACGCTCACGTGAAGTTAGGCCACCCCACATGCCATATTTTTCATTTGTGAACGCATAGCGCAGGCATTGTTCCCATAATGGGCAAGCCATGCACACGCTGCGAAAGTTATGAACGGCGCTATCAGGCATGCGGTCTTCAATTTCATAAAACTTTTGCGTGTCCATGCCTGAGCATGCTGCTTTTTCCCATTTAACGTCAGCGTATTTCATGCGGTTACTTTGTCTTCATCTTCGGGGCGATAAACCCACTTGCCGCTTGGGTCCAGCATCATCCATATTGGATTACACTGGTCTTTTTTGCGACTCATAGGAAGAACGCAAGTCCAACCGCGATAAGCACCGTTTTTACCAGTACCTTCGCGCAGGATTCTATTACCATGCCTACACGTTGGCACAGGTTCGGCCCCCAAACTTTCAAGAACCAGATTAGTTGCGTCCTTAAAAGCGGGTTCAATGTCATCCGGTGGCGCAATTGTGGTATCCCAAACAATTTCAGCGGCTGGATTTTGTGCACTTAAAAACTCCTTTTGTTCTTTAGTGCGTACGCGTATCGGTTGCGTAGCATTTGTTTCGGCGTCCTTAACCTTAGCCATTTCCAAACTGCTTGCTCGCTTTCCTTTAGCAGATAGGGCGAGATTAGCCAAGCATCGTCCAATTGCAGAAGTCTCACAATTTTCAAACCACCAATCACGGTCCACGCCACGGTCCTTGCGAGCACCACGCGCGTAACCAATAGCGGCAGGCTGAGTATCTGCATAGGTACGGTATGCAGTAGCCTTGAAAACCACGACTCCTTTTTCCTCGTCATTGGTGATAAGTTCTGTATGGATTGAGCCATCTTCATATTTTTTATAAAATTTATGTATCCTCGTGTCAACGTCTTCATAGTCGGCTAAATTAAACATCTAGTTTTTGTATTCCTTTCGCGTATTCAATTTGTTCTTTCAATGTCCATGTTTCGCCGTTCCAATCTTGCACATAATCTGCACAATCTTGGCAATAGTGGCGAATAATTACCTTGCCATATCGCTTGCTGGTAATCTGCCAAACTGCTTGTGTTTGTCCTCTTGGTGTGTGCGTCCCATAATGTTGCTTGCAATAATCACACCAAGCGCCGCGCGGTGACCTAGAAATCATCCAAAGAGTCCCAATCTTTGACTGCGAGTTCTCCGGCAATTGCCATGTATGCGACTGCATCCACCCAATTATCGTCAACTGCTCTAGACTCCATGATGCGTGCGAGTTTGACCAACGCCATGCAGATTGCAACGTCCATCGGGTCAACTTCTCGTTCAAAATAATCTTGCCACAACTTCGCAGTTCGTAACATTGTGAGGTCGTAACTACCATGCGTGAGTCCTCTTTGAGATATCGTGTCACTGGCATTAGTCAAAATGTCTTTCGCTCGCCACGAACCTGCCCCTGTTGTAACCATCCTTATAGCCCCTTTTGTAGTGATTGTTTTTGAAATTAATTAACCAAGTTGTAAAGACTAGGCTGAATAGAAAAGCCCATAAAATCATTTCTAATGTGTCGCGGCTCATGATGCCACTTCCTCATTCACATTAAAAACGTCTAAAAAGTAAGCAGAAATGGTGCGCTTGCTGAAGCGTCCACGTTTGCTTTTTAGACCAAGTTTTTTATGTGCATAGTCACGAAGAACATTGGCATGCACATAATTTTTGCCATCTGTGTAACAGCGTGTTTTCGAGTCAAACCGAATCATTGCCCTAATACCCCTTTCAATTGGTATTTCAATTACCAATTAGACGGGGTTAAATGTTATTTGTCAATACCCGACACGCCGCGGTTTAACCGTATCTTTTACCTTCTACGACAAAACTACCTTGTTTATCTATCGGCACGGCTACTGGCGTAGTGCCCTTTTTGTCAACATAAAGCATGCCAAAACCTTTTTGCCAATTAAATGTTCCACGCGTGTAAAATGCCTGTGTCTCATCCATCAAATGACCTACTTCAAGCCCACGCAAAACACGCCCTAAAACGCCCCCAGATGCCTCTGAGAAGGCCGATACCCCTAGCCTGTGAGTGTGACCACATACCACGCTCTTTCCGTGTCTCCTAGCGGCTCCTAGGGCCGTTAAACCGGCATTGTGGTTAATGGCTTGCTCATCGCCATGAACCATAATCCAGTCATGGCTTATATGGTAGGGCTTACGGTGAAACTTAATGCCAAGAGTTTTAAACCCCATAAAGTTTTCGTATTCTAATTCCGGCAATCCAATTAAGCCGGGAAGCCTTGCACTTAGTGATTTGTAAAGTCGGTCTGTGTGGTTGCTTCTAACAATGTGGGTGATGCCAAGTTCATACAAAACGCTTTGAGCAGTGTTTCTATCGCGCCCAATTGTGCCGCTCCATTCATCCCGCCCAGTGCTCCAACGTGAAATGGTCTGGAAGTCGATTTCATCACCAACGCATAAAACGTCATCAGGTTTGTATTTTTGTATAAATTTTGCGAGATTTCTGACTGCTTTTTCATCGTGAAACGGGACCTGTAAGTCTGACACGACAACAATGCGCTTCATTCATCCTCGTCATCATCTTCATAGGGGATATGGTCTGGGTTCTCAATAATCCAATCCGGTAGTTTCATTGTTTCTTCAACGTACCAGCGTGCGCGGTCTTTATCCCATCCAGCACGCACAAGCGACTCAAACACTTCAACAACAGCGGCAGCCCAATAATCTAATGGGCGTAATGGTTCGCGCTTATCACGCGCAGCCGCGCGTTCTTTGGCTTTACGCCTTGCGGCGCGCTCTGCTTTTGTTGGTTTTTTTGCGCTCATTAGTAAGCAATTCTAGAACCATGTTTTCCAGTTTTTCAATTCGTTGCACAATGTTTGATTGCTCAATGATGCCGGGCACTTCGTGCCGGATAATGTAACGCAGTCCTGCGATTATTAAACCGCAACATGAAAGTATTGCTGCAACAAATGCAGCCCATTCAGCGGGAGTCACCTTCTACCAAACGCTACGTCTTTAGGATTTAGCCACCGGATTATCACAGGGGCAACGGCGGCAACAGCACTGGTGAGTATCGCTTCCGGCTTCCAACCCACTGCTAAGTATGTCGCTAATGCTGCTGCTAGGAATGACCTTGCCCAACTTGCGCTTGCGGCCTTTAAGTTTTCCATTGATAGGTTCTCCCGTTAATAGTGGCGTTCTAAACATACTGCCATCAAAGTCACCCTTAGCAGTAAAACTTACATGTATGTGGTTTTTGTGCGGATTCAATCCGCTGTACGCTCTCCATTTATAATTTCGTTTATAACTTGCAATTTTACCATCAAAAATAATGTATGAAATTCGCTTATCAACTCTGGCAAGTAATCGTAACTGGTCCGCAAAATCATACGCCGTGGCTCTTTCGGGTCCAAAATCAGCGTTAAAGTCGTAGGCACGTACAAAGCCCGTAGTAGGGCAAGGGTTATGGTCACTGCGTCTGGCGGCATGCCTAGCATCGCCGCGCCATCCTTCCGGAGCCACTCGACTTCTATTGGGCCACGCATCATCTACCTGCTCACGTAACTGAACGCCCGCTTTGCATAATTTTGCCATCATTTATATAGATTGCGCCAATAATGCAAAATCTTCTTCGGTAATACCTAAACGCTCCAACAACGCATCGCGCTTGGCTTTTGCTTCGGCTTTATCTGTTTCCAATTTAGCCTTGTAAGCGATTAAACCGGCTTCTATTTCATTTTTTGTTGGTTCATTTTGCTTATTGTCTAACCATTCAAGTTGTTCACCTCTTAAAACAAATTCCGCATTTGGCCTAATATGGTTAATTGCCTTGACGATTTCTATATGATTCACTATGCACCAACTTCCATCAAAATAATTGTGCTGCGATTGCTTCCGTGATTAAAATAAATTGTTCCGCCACCTTGTTTTGCTTGCACTTTGTAAGTTGTGGCTGAAGTAGTATTTGGTGAATCTAATTTAGTAATTGCCCCATTGATACCAATTGAATTGTCTGAAAAACTGCTTGGTTGACTAAATCTTAGAAAAGTATTTAAATCAGCAATTTGTGTTGCTCCTCGCAAAAGTTGTGTCTCAGCCAACATAGTTGTTCCTGAAGTTGCATAAGTTAAAACGGATGCGGAAACAATAACTAATATTTTTGAAGTTGCTGATGAAGGAGTAATTGTTGCAGTAATTCCGGTATCCGTGAAAGTTCCTGTATTAATTGTCGTTTGGGTCGTAGTGGAGCCTTCAACAACTTGCAAAATTTTACCGCCACCAGCCGCCGTTTTCCATTCGGGAGCCGTTGCACCGGAATTGACAGTCAAAACTTGACCGGCAGTTCCTAGAGATAATTTTGTAAATGTATCCGAGCCGGTTCCATAAACTAAATCCCCTGCTGCATCAAATGTGGTAGCAACAGTGTTAGTAATCACAGGAATTGGACCAGTTCCCGAAGCAACTGAAATACCAGTTCCCGCTTGGACTTCCGTAATATCGCCAGCATTTCCAACATTTACCCATGAAGTACCGTTGTAAACTTCTACGGTGTTAGTGTCTTGCAAATAACTCATCATTCCTTCAGCAAGTACCCCAGACAATGCACTGGTTCTGGCGGTCGCATTAGCAAACACCATAGTTACTTGTTGCTGTAAATATGTGTTAACTTCACTGGCAAGTAAAACGTCTCCAGTATTAAATAATTTATAGCCTGCGCCTGCCATGTATGCTCCTTAGTAACTTAGGGCGTCTGTGCCCATTATACCCTGTGATTGAGAATCAAGGATAAAACCGTCAATCAAACTTTCGCCTGTGTAAATCGTAGTAGTAAATTTCCTATTGTCCACGTCATGTGATAAGCCTTGCACAAGCAGGGTTTGGGTTATCGTGGTAGAACCGGGCATTGCCTTTGTGACATCTACGCAATCCATTAATTCAATGGCTAGCCCGGCTGTGCACCGCGTTATATCATCGCCGTCTTCTAAATTAAGTTGTATTGAATCAATGCGCGTTTCTGTTTCTTTCCTAGTAGATAGCAGCATTTGTGCCATGTCTAGGCTTTCGGTATCCGTTTGAACAAGGATGCCATCACGAACGCCGGAATGAATGAAATACTTATCAATAGAATCTTGGTCAAATACGTTTTGGGCTGAGCCACCTGCACGGGTCACCGTTACGTCATTGACCACGAGGGTATCATCTAAAGCCACGACTGCCCCTTGGAAGGCTATGTTTGAGCCGGTGTCACTAAATGTGTAAACAGGGCTGGCAAGGCTTGCAGTGACCGCAGAACGGCTTAAAAAGGTAACCCTACCTTCGGCATCTAAGAACAATTCGCCCAATTCGGACTTCTTAACCAATTCAAGCGTATCAAGCGCATTACGTGCCGTGCCGGGGTCTGCCTGCAATGTGCTATCTCCGTTGTCTATATCACGCAGGCTAGATGGGTAATCCAACTCATTTAGGATGGCATTAACACGAGCGCCTGAGAGTTGAACGCCTGAAGATGGCACAACGCCAATTTGTGCGGTGCTAAATAACCTTAGTGCATCCACGCATCTAAATGTGACGCGGCTTACTTCATCTGTGCCAATTCTAAAACCGGTGTCGTACTTCGTAATAAAGCCCGTAAAGAGCACATAGTTATTGCCGTTGTAATCGGCGGTAACTTGAATCTTTCGCAATGGCACTAAATCGCCATAATAGGGACCAGATACGTTGCTAGGGTTAAAATCACCGTTTAAGTCGTAAATTGTTACGTTAGCAGTGCCGGCTTCAAATTCATTAAGTATTCTTTGACGTCCGCGTCTAATGTTTACACTAACCAGCAAACTGGTTATGTCAACCGATGCATTGGGTGATGACGCTAATTCATTTGTACCTAAAATGCCGTTAGTTAATGAATCTAGGATAAACGGTTCACCAACAAACGCAACGCCATTAGAGAAGTCAATGCTGGCCTTTATTACGGGTGCTGCCGGCATCACAATGCAATTCTGTTAATTGTTAGTTTGCCGCCACTCTTTTGATATTGATACTGGGCTTCTAGCATTGTTTGTGCCAAGTCATATTCCGTAATTACGTTACCGTTGACGTCTATATTTATGGTGGTAGATGCCGCCTGTGCCGCAATCGCTTCAAATTCTAATTCGGTTGCCAATTCGGATGCTGCCAATGCTTCGGCTTCATAGGCTGCAATTACACTTTCTGCCAATGCTGCCGCTGCATCTTCAGCCGCTTTAGCCGCTTCCAAAAATGCTTCGGCAACGGCTTTTTCTTCAGTGCTGGTTGCTGTTGCTGTTGCTGCTTGCGCTTCACTTATTGCTGCGGCGGCTGCGGCGGCTGCAATGCCTGCCATATTTTGAGTAGCACCCGCGGCTTCATTAAATGCCACCACTTTTTCTTCTTGTGCCGCAATGACTGCCGCCTGACGTTGCGCCTGTGTTGCTTGTGTTTGTGCAATTAGTTTATCTGTGTTGACGGCTAAACCTTGTAATTCATCAAAGAGTTTGCCAATCATCTTGCTAGCGTTTTTGAAATAATCATCCCATTCTTCAAATGGGTCACCGGCTTTAAGGTCAATTAGGCTGTTTGCCAATTGCTGCGTATCGGCTTGTAGTTTTTCTAACTTTTGAGTCAAACGGTCTGCTTCAGTGCCGTTTTCTTCAATGATTGCTTTCATTAGCAATAGGCGCGTGCGTTCTTCTTCAGTTATTTTGCCTTGCAATGCTGCCTGAA